TTAAATCTACCTACTAATTCAAACTCATTACCATAGATGAGTTCTACTTCTTTTTTGAATTCTTCTTCAGTATATTTCATACTTACTTATTATTTTATAAATTTATAATTATATTCCCGCACTTCGAATCACTTGATTCTACATAATAGTCGTTGCACCTTCTTCCAAATTTGGAAGCTTGGTTCAGAGGTTACCCAATCTTTAAACTTGTTACCATACCTGAGTAATTACTTCAGCCACATATATGTTACCACATATGTTTGGTATTTAAAGCTCTAAGGATTTTCCCTGAGTTCACGGGATTTAGACAGGACTAAATTTAATCCTGTAAATTTGCAGTAGCTAATATTACAGAAAATGGATCTCCATTTCTATCAGCATAGAACATTCCATTAACAGATAATGTGCATGAAGTTGGATCTTCTATTGGTCTTACTACATCTTCATTTTTTCCTAATGGGATATATATACTAGTTCCAATTCTTATTCCTTCATATCTATTTACTACATACTTTCCATTTTCTTTCTCTGATTTTAGTCACTCTACTTCATATACAGGATACATTCTATAATATTTAGAAGTATTTCTTTCATATGGAAGTAATGGAGTTATTTCAAATCCTCCTAATATTCCATCAGAAACTGTATTACCTACTACTGAATCATAGCTTCTCAAATAAACAGTAGTAGATCCATCTATACTGAAATCTTCTAAATTTTCTAAATCCTCTAAATCTTCTTTTGTTAAGTATTCACTATAATCAGCTAGTATCTGATCCTTTGTTTTATAAAATCTGCATACAGATCTCATAGAATGTTTTAATAGTGATTCTTCTGGATTTCTATCTATAAAAGTATTTATTGGATTTAATATTTTGAAATCCAGCATTTTTTTAGAATTCTTTTTAACTGTTTTGTAGTATCCAGTTCCGGAAATAAGTAAGTCAGTAAGTAAAATTTTTCTTTTATTTAAAAAATCTATATCTTTTGTTTGTATAGCCCAATCTATAATATTTTGAGCTGCAATTTCATATTCTGATATAAAATTTCTATCTGCTGCTACTATTAAATCATTTATTGATTTTTCTATCTCTGCATCTGGAGTTTGTTTTCCCACTATAGTATTATAAACTAAATTATTTAAATGTTCCTTTAGTTTATCTTGAACCATTTTGTTTATTGCTAACTGTTTATCTCTATGAATATTAGACACTGTTTCTCTATCCTTACAAGTTATTCTAGGTAATACTGGAACAGATAAATATTCTCCTATTAAAACATCTATATGTTTTCTAACTAATGGAACAAATTCTACAGATGTAGGAGTACCAATTCCATAATTTTCTTCCAAGTGTCTAAATTGTTCTGGGTCTCTTTTTCCATGATAATAATTATATGCCTTAATTAAAGTAGTTTTTTCATATACTAATTCATTTATAGCTCTATCTATATTGGAAATTATTTCATTTTTTTCTTCTTCTTTTGTCATACTAATTATGTTCTATCATTTCAATAACATTTAAATGTCCTACTGTAGATGCATCATTTCCTTCTATTCTTATAACGATTGATGCCACTCCTGTAAAATTTACTTTTATTGTTCTTGGGACTGCATTAGTCCCTTTACTTATAATATGATTTAATTTCATTACCTAAAATTTTGAGCAAAAGTTACGAATAATTCTGTTGCTGACTTAACATATACTGAAAACATATCGCAAGCATTTGGGTCATATGATAAATCCGGCTTATCTCCATTTGGAAATTTAAAGTATGTTCCCCAGGAAGCTACATGTAGACCATTATTATCCTGAGATATTTCTAATGTATAAAGTGAATTTGCCACTGGATTTATTGGATTTGCAAAAGTAATATCACCTGTCATAGTTAATTTAAATACCTGACTCTGAGATAGATCTAAAGTAACTGAGCCTGTAACTGAAGTAGTTACTGGAGTGCTGGTTATTATTTTTGTTTTTAATGCATTCACTATATCATCACCTAATGTACTAATATTTTGTTTTAATGATAGTGCAGTAGCTTGGGCAGTACTTACTGGTTTATTTACATCACTTGTATTATCAACATTTCCAAGCCCTACTTGGGTCTTAGTAACTCCATGTGGATTAGATAAGTTTGATATATGTGTTTGTATATTAGCATTTGCAGGTTCAAATGCACTTAAATTTACTGCAGATCCTATCTTAATATCTACTACTCCTGTAGTTCCACTTTGATTAGTTACCTTTCCAACTTCTTGTAATATTCCTGTAGTTGGTCTAGTAGAAGTTAAAAGTCCCGCTGTAGACTGAGATAAATATAAAGTCACACCACTAATTCATGCGGATGTATTTAGTCCTTGTAAAGTTCCTATAGATCTACATTCTCCAACTCCTCCATTAGCAACTGTTCCTTCAATAATCCCAAATGCAACTGTATTTAAACTTGTTGCTATTGCTTTATCAACTGCTACTGCTGAATTCGCTATATTCCATTGTATTGGATATACTGCTGTTCCTGCTGTAAGAGTTGATCCAGAATTATTATATATTTTAAAATGTAATGCATCTGCATCTACATGATTTGATGTATCATTAATTGTTTTATTTGTTAGTGATTGTATATTAGTAGTTCCAACAACAGCTCCAGTTGCTCCATGCGCTGTAGTTGATACAATATGTGTGTCTATCTGAGCATGTGAATTTGTACCTATATTAGATAGATTTGCATGGTTTACCTGTGCTCCATTTCCTGAACTATGATCATGTGTAGTATCTGATTTATTATTTAATGCGCTTTGAGTTGCATTTGATATAGGTTTATTAACATCTGAAGTATTATCTACATTACTTAAACCAACTTGTGCTTTAGTTACTGAATGTGGATTATTTATGTTCTGTGTATGATCAAATGCAGCTTTCCCCCTATCTCCATAATATGCTGTTGTTGATGTTTCACCTAAACTTAACCCTGTTCCTGATTGATTTTGGGCATCAAACAAATCTATAATATCTTGTACTGCTTTATTAAAATTTTCATTTAATGTATTAAATTCTTGAGCAGTTAAAGAATCTCCTGTATTTTTAGTTGGAATATTTGTTACTTCTGTATTCATTGTGTTAATTTAATGTAAATGGAAATATATATGGAAATCCTAAGATTATTATTTCTTGTGTATTTTCTGATGGTAACCAAGGAGTTGGTACATCTTCTCCATCTCTCAATCTTACTACTTTATAATAATCTTGTCTTATGTAATTTCTTGTTCTTAATTCTTCAAATATAAAGTTAAGAAACTGTTCATCAGTTCCTAAGTCGCAGGCTATTGTGGTTGGATACATATAACTTGGAAGCCCTATACTCATTTTATATCCAGGATTAAGTTTTTCCACTTTTAAATAGCCTATATATATAGCATTATATGTTGTCTTTATATAGTCAAGAATCGCTTGGGCTAATTCTAATTCTGTCATTTTTTTCCTCTCTTGTTTTTGGTATAACTCCGTAATGTTTGTATCCTCTGGAATCTACTCACCATCCAATATCTCTAAAATCATTTTTCTTCACTTCATTTTCTACAGGTTTTCTAACAGATAATTCTTCATCACCAAGTTCAGCCATACCCATTGCAGCAACTATATCAAATTCTTTCTTCTTTTCATCAGAATAGTCTAGCAATTGTTCAATCATTGGCTTAAATTTAATAGTTCCACAATAATCTAATACAAAATCGTATATTAATTCTCTGTAATGTGTTATAACTTTTACAGTTGCTGGTGTTCCATACATATTTGAATTTCCTTTAGAAACATCAGGCATTGTAGATCTTGGTCTTTTCATTAGTAGATGTAGAAATTTATGATCTCTAAAATAAGTTAATATTGCGGTTCTAGTAGATTCTAGCACAGCTCTTGCCTCATATCAAACTAATAATTTTGCAGCATTATCATATGCTTCTCTTGGGTCTCTTGGTCTGTCTTTGTATAATGCAACATATTCTGGATTAGATTGTCCCAACACTCTCTTTTTAATTACTATACAAAAATCAGAAACCTTTTTTTCATTTTGGTTACTTTCTTTTGATTGTGCAGAATCGGAACTTCCTATATCAATAGAGTCAATTCCTCCTACATATAAATTCCTATAAGTTGCTCCAGACTCAGATTTTATTGGGGCTTCTGTTATATAAATATTTCCATGTATTCTATCTTCTCTTCAATTCACTCTTCCTGTTCTTAATCCTGTTACTTTATCAATTTCCCAGGTTAAAAACCCTCTTTTTGGAGATTCTACAGTTTTATATATATCCATAGCAGCTAGTTGATCTGCTAATTCTTCTCTTGGGAATAGGTTATCCCCTTGATTTATCAGAGCTTCTTCAATGGTAAAGCAGTATTCTGCATTATACATAAGTAATCCCTCAGGATCATCTGCTTTTAAATCTCTCTGTTTTTGATACCAATTTTTTGCTGCTTCCAGATTACACCAACCTCTATTATCTAGTAATTTTGTAACCATTCTATAGGCAGGTATAAACATTGCAGTATCTATTGTTCTTTTATCTGGAGTATAATTATGCCTAAATTTTAAAATATTATAAGAATCTGGTTTTAGTACCATATCCTTTATTCCAGCTATTGAAGGCCCTGAATCTCCTCCAGTGCCCCAAACTATTCTTGTTCCTACTCTATCTCCTCCGAGTACTGTTATTAAGGCCTCTCCTTGAATATATTTCTTTTTTAATACTTTATCAGACCCGGCTTCTTCAAATAAGAGTCTTTCAACACGGTCTCCCCTTATTTTTTGAGGTTCATCAGCAACGATTCCCTCTATTTCAGCCATATGTCCTTCTTCTGTTCCATCTCTCTTTTTCTTAGAAGCTCTTTTATGAGTATCTGTATTTTTTACCATCCTAACTCTTCTAAAAGCTCCTTCTGTCTCTGAATTTAACCAATCTAATTGAGGTCATATTTTAGATAATAATGGCTTAAGATGTTTTTCTGAAAATGCAGTAGCCATTACTCTATAATTCTTAGTAGTAATGAATGGCCTTACACATAAAGAAGCTGCCATTTCAGAAAATCCAAGTGCTCTAGCTTTTAATAATCCTACATCTTTTCCAAGTATTTCACATAATTCAACATAATGAAAATACTCATATTGAAATACAAGAAATTTGGGAAAATTCAAATCCCTACCAGCAGATGCTTTACTTCCTTCTATAGAAGATTTTAGCCTAAAGAAATTTAATCAAAAATAATTGTCTCCTGTAATTCTATATCCATTTACAGTATGTCCATTGGTACATCTTTTAAATCTTTCATCCCAAAAATCTTTGTATGATTTAGAACCATAGGTAGTTTTACTATATTTTCCAGTCTTTAGTTTACTTATTGCATCCTCTCTAAATCAATCTGGGTCAAAATCTAAACCTTCTGTATCATTTATTGGTCTATATCCAGTTATTTCGTATGATAAATTTGGATCAAAAAAATCAATTTCATCACCTATTTTTATATCTCATTTTATATTCATACAATATTATTTTTAATCATAAAATCCTGCTTCTGCATTTCCTCTCAATCCAGAATCCTGTTCTAGTTCTTGCTTTACTTGTTTCTCCAATTCTTTTATGCCAACTATTAAATCTTTACAGCCTTTTATTTCAGCTATTAAATCCTTAGTTTTGAATATGGGTTTTCCAGTAAGGACATCTCTTTCATTTACGTCAACATTTTGCAAATAATAGATTACAGTTTCTACAGAGCTCATAGCAGATTTTAGTAGACGTATTGATATAGAGGAATTTTGAAGTTCATCATATTTTCTACATGCAGTTTTAAAAGTTTCATCTGCATATTCAGATTCAGTTAATTCTGAATCCATCAATGCAGTTGAATGTCGTTCTTGTTCTGGTAAACTAAAATAGGGACTTTCTCAGTCTAGGAAGAGATAAATATAAGTAAATTCTCTAAATGCTCTCTCCTTATTTTTCCCGGATTTATCATATGCTGTTTTATTTCTCTCTAAATCAAGCAAATCCCTATATTCTTTTACTAACAAAATTCCTTCATCATTTAAAATAATATTTCCATTATCATTATCATATTTAAAAAACTTCATATTTTTATTTTTTAGTTATTCTATTTAGCTCAAGTAAAACTCTTTGCAAATCTATTGAATTTAACATTTTTTTTAGGTCATATCCCTCCCCAAATTTTAGATCTTTGTTTAGGCCGGCACTATTCTTTATTAATTCTGCTAATTGTACTACTTGATTATTTGTAATTACTGGCTTATTACTTTTTAAATATGCTTCAGTTCCTGCTTGTTTTCCTCTGTAAGCTCCTAAATTATATGGATTTTCATACAATTCATCCCATGCTTCTAAAAATCTTTTAATAGATTCTTCATCTATACCTATGTATCCAAAATTCTCAGCCTCTCTAATATCTTTTGGTTCTAGAAATGTTCCATTACTGTTTAATATAGTAGAAATATCACTCTTTATTCCATAGTCTCTTTGATATATACTATCAAAATATCTTTGGTCTTTATAAGCAGAATTATCCTTAAACTTTGGATCAATCTCTATATCTGGTAATTTTGCACCTTCCTGTGCTTTAACAGGCTTTTTAGCTTTCTTTTTTAATTTTCCACCACATTTACAAGAGCAGGTTTCTGTCAATTTTCCCCCAGATGTTTTGGATAAAATTAAATCACATCCACAAGAACACTTTCTTTTTTTCTTTGGCTTCATATTACTTCCAGATTTTAACATTTTTAATTTTGTTCCTTTTTTTGCTAGTTCTATATCAGAATTAGATTGCACCTGTTCGTACTGTTTTGCTAAAGAATCCCAATCTTCATCTGACAATTCTCCTGCTGCAGCTGTTATTTGTTCTACATCATCTGTATTTTCCTGTAGAATATCACTCCATTCTTCTATTGTCTTTGCTTTTCCATATCTCTCTGGGTTTAATTTTTGAGAATATAGGTACGCAAAGTATGGAAATAATTCTTTCTTTTTCTTTTCATCCATTATATTAAAAATATTACTCCTATTAATAATGTTATTATTTTTAAAATTAAAGTTATCTTTTTATTTTTATCCATCTTTGAAAATGTTCCTGTGTAATATCATTTTTGCCCCATTATCTTTGTAATAATTATGTCATATAAATGCCATGCAGCTAATATTGATATCCAAGTAAAAAATAATGTTGAATTTATGAATACTACTGTTACTAAAAGTAATCTTATAATTCATCCTATAAGATGTCATGTTCTTTTAGCTTTTAAATTTGCCTGTGAATGGTCTTTATTTACAAGACCATTTCACATTGCAAATAGTAAAAGAGACAATAAAATTAAAGATATTGTTTCCATGATTAAAATTGATTTTCTTGTCTTTGCTCAATATAGAGTACCCCATTAGAATCATCAATTAACTGCTGATGTTCCGGAGCAATAAAATTGCAATAGATGTGAATTAAATTACCTTCTTTTTCAAGTTGTAATTTTCTTACTACAGTAAGATCAAAAAGCAATTCTGGATAAATGTTTACTAATGTAATTGGGGCAATAATTCTTAGATTACAATCTGGACTTTTCCATCCATTTACATTATAAACTCCTATTTATATTTATACTTATATTCATTACATTATAATTGAAAAGTTACTAGATCTAGTTCCTGTACTATTTGTTAAATTTAATTGGAAATAATAGGTAGTTCCCACTGTTAATCCAGATAAATTAAAAGTTTCTGTTCCAATATTTATAGATTGTCTAGTTCCTATTCTTGTTGCTTGAATATCATATATTCCATCAGTGGCACTATAAAATAATGTAGCAGAACCTGTTGTAGAACTACTATTGTCATAAGATATTTTAGCTTGTGCAGTTGTAGTTGTTTTAGTATTGGTAATGAAAAAGGGAGTAAATGATACATTTGGCCTTGGATTCTGCACACCACTTAAAGTAATAACAGATCCTGTAGTTTGTATAGGACAATTAACAAAAGTATTATCACTTATGTTCATTGCTCCATTTAAATGTACAATTCCTCTTGGAAGATTTTTAAAAGTATTATTTTTTGCAAACGTTGTTCCTCCTGCATTATTATGATAAATACAATCTAATGATGTTGCTGGATCAGCTGAATTACCTTCGAATGTATTATTATAAAAAGTAACATTAGCGCCATGATCTAAATAAATAATTCCTCCACCCTCAGTTGTATATAATGGAGAAATAAAATGTGAATTAGTAATTGCTCCATTACCTGTGCTATTCATAATCCAACAGAATTTATTTCCACTATCACTCCTATCAATTTTTAAATCATTCAATAAAAATCCATATATGTAAATAAACTGAGTTCCATCTCCAGCAGCAGTTGTTTGTGGTACACCAGGTGCCCAAGCTTTATTTACTCCATGAATATATACATGATTCATATAAACATTATTACATTTATACATATATAATCCATCATCTGATGTATTTTCAATAACAACATTATTAATAGTTACATCATTGTTATATCCATCTGTTGCGTTGCTTCGTACTCTCATACCAAATTGGCAGCCATGTAAATAACAATCCTCTACAATAATACCTGTATTGCTTCCTGCAAAGTTTAAATTTGTAGTTGGTAATAGACTATCTGCTGAAATATCTAATCCTGATATTAATATATTTGTATTATCTCCTCCAAAATCGAGTATCTTAGTGTTAGTTTGAACTGTTGTACTTACTAATTTAGGCCTGTCCCCTGTTCCATAAGCACCAAATACTAGGCTACTATATGTGTTTAATATTCCAAAATTTCCAGTAGTCGTTAGAGTAGTACCTCTTTTAAATAAGTACTGTCGCCCACTAGCTATAGATATTTCACTTCAGCTGTTCCATGGATTTTCAATACTTCCATTTCTTCCACTGTTTGAATTAGTTGGATCTATATAAAAGGTACTACCGGGGATATAAATAAAATCTCTATCCCCAGTAGAATCTGTTGTTCTGAATACTGTATTTCCTCCATTCCTTCTACTCCTTATGAAACTATATCCAAGAAATTTAGAAAAGTCTGTACTAATGTCTATACTTATATTCATTTTTTATAGTGTTTTAAAAAATATCACTTCATTCTCGTTACTGAATGTTGATTTATTCTTTGATATTAATTTTAATTTTATTAAATATTTTCTTCTCTCAAAACTCATTATATTTCCAGATCCCTCTCCTTCTGAATTTATTGCATACGCCTTATAATAATATATTCCATCTTCTAACTGAGATAAATCTACATTAAAAGTATTATTTATTAATTCAGATTGTAACGAATTATTTAAGTTGTCCGATTGTAATCCATACTTTACTCCACATTCTGTTACTGGTTTTCCTCCATCTAATAATAAATATCCTGAGAATTTTAATACTCCATTGTTATTAAACACTGTATATGTATCTATAGTTGGGGTTGTAAAAAATGAAAGTCCAGAAATTTGATACTTTATATATCCATTTTTATATCATAGGAATGAATGAAAATTTCCACTTTCATCCATCATTGTCTCATTTGCAGTTCCTAATAAATTTCCATTATTTCTAAACTCAACTACTTTAACAGTATTTTGGCCTACATTTGTAGATAGAGATCAGGTATTAACATTTTCTATATTTATTATATAACATTTATTATTTGTTTTGAAATCTAATAAGTAATTTCCAAATATTAATGATGCATAACTTTGTATACTTGGTGTTAAATCAGAGGAATGTAATTGTGATAATGCAAATATCTCTGAATTATAACTATTCTCTATTAGGTCTTGTTTATTTATTGCATATGCTCCTCATCCATATCCATATGTTAATGGATTAGCATCTGATTGAACTTCTACTCCAAAGAATAAATAAGTGGAATTTTGACACATATCATCAGTACATTTAGGAATATATCTTCAAGCTACTGGAGTCATATCAGATTTTCTTATTACATGTAATTCATGTACACTTATCCCTAAGCTCTGATTATATCCAGAATAAGCCCCTGTTACAAAAGCTTCATATAAATATAATCCATCTTCAACACATGCATGAACTGTTCCTTTTGATTGAGCATTATAATTAGTCTGAGGAAATTCTAAATATCCTCCTTGAGAATTATTATTGTAAACTCATCCTACTTGATCTCAATTTGGAATTGTTATTTGTGTATCTAGATAATATTTTTCTACTGCTTCTATAAAAACTGTTGGGTCAACTTTAAATGTTTTACTATTTCCCACTAAATATAGGTATGTTCCGTCTGAAATTAATGGCTCAGAAGTAAATTGAGTATCTACTCTAAATACTTTATAATCAAAAATATCAGTGTCTAACATTATTAATAATGTAGAAGCAGGAGGAAATAATGGTGGTAGACTAAACGTCTGTCTGCTTGCCATCGCAAATATATATTTTCCAATTCTCACCATTTGATCTAAATTTCATAAGATTAAATTTGGATATACATCCCCACAATTTATTTCTAAAGTTTGCCAATCCTGAGGATTATTTATATTTATTTTTACAAAGCATGACATACTATCGTATAAGCCATTTCCATCATATGTATTTCTAGTAGACCCATATACATATCCATTATAAATTAATGATCCATGTATTCCATTCGCTTTTAGTGTTGGATATAAAGTAGTTAATGGGTTTGTATTTTGTCTATCAAAATTTGGAATATAATTTTGATTAGATATGTCTACTATTTCAATCGGAAGTTGGTCTATAAAATAATGTCTGTATTGTTTAGTATTACCGTAAGTTTTAATATTTCCGTCTATGTAATATGGTTTGAGATCATAATTTGCATCAGATAATGTATTTATTATAAATGTTGTTTGATTCTCTACGTTATCTACTAAAATTCCATTTTTTAAAATTTCAACACCATAATTATCAGCATTCTTATTAGTTAATGAAACTTCTATTTCAGATGAGTTTAGTCTAGTTACAGTATTTACTACAACAGATATTATTGGACTTTCAAATGCATATAATTTATTATTTTTTAAGCTTATTCCTTCAGGAAGCATTTCCCAAGTATTAATAAAATCAAATCCAACAAAGCTTTCTTCTAATAAAAACTGCTCTTGAGTAAGCCCTTCTTGAATTCCAGCAAGATCTGCCATAGCAGGAATATTTCTAGAACTATTATAATAATTATTTGCCATAAGTCCATTAGAAACAGATCTCCAGTAAAACATCCTTCTATTTGGATCAAATGGTATTGTTAAGTCCATGTCAACTACACATCTATATTGTTCATGGAATATATTATTACTAATACATGTAGATCCGGAATATGCTGGAACACCTAAACTAATTCCTACCCCACCATCAACCTCAAATTTTCCTTTTATTAAACAGTCTTGTATTTTTCCACTATTTTCGTGTACTAATGTACTACAAGGATTTGATGAATTTGGATCTAAATAATGATTGTTTACATACATAACTATTAAACATTCCTTTATTAGCCCATAATTTTCCCTTGCAAAAACTCCTATAGGATAATTTGGAGTCAAACTAAAAGAATTTAGATTTACATATTGACAATTGCTAACTACTGAGGTTTGATATATTTTTTCTATCATTGGATATCCTTTTGCAGAATCCACTCCGTCATGTCTAAGTACTTTTACATTTGTTACAGGTCCTCTAACCTCATTTATCATTGAGTATGATGCTGCTTCTATTATTATATCCTCTATTATACATCCAGATAAATATATCATTGGAAGTATATTGTATAAAGATATAGATGGATCTACATATATTTTTATATTAGATAATGTAACATTATTAATTTGTCTAGTTGTATCTTTTCCAAAAAGACCTCTATCACTTCCTACTCCAGCTGTTGTTACTCTAATGGTTAAATTTTTAACAGTGGCTCCAGAATATAAGTCTATACCATTCATGTAGCTATTTAATCCTACACTTAAGTTAAGAAAAGAAAATCCATTCCCATCTAAAACTCCCTGAAAATCTGGAATGTATAAAATTGAATCTGAGCCAAGCCCACTAAAATCAAGATCATTCATTAATTTTCATTCTTTTTTAGTGTCTATTGTAAATAATCAATATTCTCCAGCTGGAACTGGTTCATTTGACACAACTCTTGTAATTAATCCTAAATATGAAATATTTCCCTTTAGACTTGTTTTTACAAAAATGTCATTAAAATAGATATCAATTATAGTAGCTTCTACACCTGTAGTTAAGATTTTAGTGGATACTTGTAACCCTGTTCCTACTGCTCCAACAGTATAATTAGTTGTATCACATATAGTACTTATGGGATAACCTAGTCCATAATTAACATTATTAGTAACTAATCCTGTAACAACTCCATTAGTTGCTACAGAACTTACTCTAAACTGTGCCTGATTATTTCCACCTGTTATTAATACTACATCATTTACTTTATATCCAGTACCTCCATTAACAATTGTAACAGATGAAAGTCCATAATTTCCCTTTGAGACATATTTAAAATTTCCTATTCCAGTACCATAATACGCCTGAGTACTAATCGTCATTGGCGCGGATACTAATCCAAAAAATTCTATTACACCAGTATAGAAATCTCTCATTTCTTTAAGTTGTGCAACCGTAGTTATCTGATACGGATCAACACTTGTTCCTGCTCCTAATCCTGAAAATACTGACATGTTATAAATTTAAAGTATAGTTTATTGTTTCACTTTCTCCATTTATTGGAGAGTCTGTTATCTTTACCTCTACTTCTTGAGAAGAGGAATCTTTGTAGACTACATATACATATACATCAAGTTGATTTGTATTTATAGAAGCGTCTATTTCATATGATGTATCACTTGATGTTGATACAGTAAAAGAATTTATTACTGGTACTTTTGTAGATACTATATTTCCTGCACTTATTTTTTTATTAAGTGCTTTATTTAGTCTCTTATTTAACAGCATACTAATTAAGTATTTGTGCTGCTGTAGGAGCCTGATCTGTTTTTATTCTATAAGATAAATCTTTATGTCCAAATGAATATATTTGAAGTCCAAAAAGATTACAGGCAAATTCTGTATCTGCAATATCTGCCCAATCTACTTCATTTATACTTGTCTGTAATGAAGCTATCCCTATTACTTCTAAATGTACTCCAATAGCCATGATTTCATCTATATTATTTTGTTTGAAGGGTTTTGAAAAATAAATTCCAGTATTTTCTCCAGATTCTGCTGTAAAGTGTGCTGCTGTAAAGTCTATAGTCATTTTTTTATAATTTTTTTAAGTCTTTTGTATTAAAAATTGCTTCCTGCATCTCCATGGTAGTAGTGAATCATCTACATAATATACCTTGAAAATATACTCCATCTAGATGTCCATTTTTTATCATCTTACTAACCTTTTTAACTACTATCATCTCTGGCTTATTAGCAATATTTTGCTTTATTGTAACTGTATCTCCTGGTAAGAAGAATTGTTTCTGTTCATTTTCCATTTTATTTCATCTTAAAGCGTTCTTTTAATCCTTCATTTAAAACACATAATATCTGAGGTTCACTTGTTAGTAAATATCCTAATGACATAAATGGAACCGGATAACATGTTCTTGTATCATAATATACATCATCCCCTGCTTTTAAATATGTTACATCTGGGCCAACTTCTATTACCTTTGCGCAGGCTACTAATTCTTTTAGATTATCTAATTCTCCAGAATCTGGATTTTTAAATAGTCCAGAATAGTCCACTATTATATTTCCTTCTACTACCTTCTTATATGGATTCTCAGGATATTTCAAAATTATAACTTTATTATACATTGGAAGTAATTCTAAAGTCTGTAATTTTTTGTTAATTTCTTCTTGTTTTGCTTTTTGAGCCTCCATAAATATGGCATTAGCTTCTTCTAATTCTTTCTGAAGTTTTGCTTTTTCAAATTGAACTTCTATACTATCATCTGGATGAATCACGTCCGGATTGGACATGAAAATACTTTTACTTGGTACTAAACCTGCACTTATACTGTTTTTATTCATAGTCATATATTATCATTTTTTTAATGGGCAGTGTGCTTCTCTTACCCTACATTTTGATGCTAAAATGCATCCACATCCTTTTATATAATTTGGTTTTGGTACTTCTGAGGTTTCATTTGTATATGGATTTAAATATAATTTAGAATTACACATTTCCCCAAAAGTTGAATCATCTTTAAGTAATTTACATTTTCTACAAATTTTTATCCTTTCATTATAAAGTTCTTGGTCTTTATTAAGAATATTTTTATATGTTCCTTCAATTATTTGAGTAATAGACATGTTACAATTCCTCCTAAAAATCCAGCCCCTATATAATAAGGTACTTTAGTCCTTCTTTTCTCATATTTATTTATCTTTTCAGATAATTCTTTATTAAGTTTAATTGAAGATACTATTGCAGATTGAGTTTCTTTTAACTCATTATCCTTATTTGAGATTATGTTATTTAAATTATCTATCTTTAGTTGTTGTGTTTTTATAACTTCTTCATCTATGTAATATAATTCTTTAAATTGATTTAGCTCTGTTATATATACTCTTAAATTCACTAGATCCTGTTTATAAAAATTATATTGTATAATATCATTTCCTGCATTATCTTTCTTCAGACTTCAGTTCTTTGAGGATTGAGTCCATCCACTCAGCGTGGTCAATAGAACTAGAGTTATAGATAGTAATAATTTCTTTACCATACTTGTAATATATTTTATTCTTTACATTTTCTAATGAATCTATTTTCTCATTCAAAATTTCTTGCTCCTTAAAAAGGATTGCATTCCTCTTTTCTAAAGAATCAATTTTAGTTTTATAATTTTCTATCTGTTCTATTTCTTTTTGCAATTTTCTATCTTTAAAGTATATAACTGTATAACTTATAGATGTATATAATACTATTGCTAGTAATACTCCAATTGCAATTTTAGAAACTAATTTTCTGTCTAGATTCTTTAAACTTATCATGAGTCAATTGTTTTTTGTAGTATGCCAACATTCTTTCAACATCACTCTTTAAATACTGGCATTCATATTCAGTTATTATATCACTATGATCTATATGAATTAGCATTAATTTCTTTATATTGAATCTTGAATCTAGTTTTTCTATCATCCAAGCATATGTAGATAATTGTAAACTATAATGCATAAAATTACAATCATCTAGATTATTTAGGGGATATTTTAACTTAGCAGATTTTTTTAATCTTGGGTCATAAAAAGATTTCATATCAATCTTCTTATTCGTTTTATAATCTAGTACATAGACATCTAAACCATCTATTATAATTAAGTCTGCCTGTCCTGCTACTCTCAATTCTCCATCATCAGATATTCTAGATAGCAATAATTCCGGATATACATTTTGTTCTCCTGCTACTATTTTATTAGTAATATTAGTATTAAATTTTCCACCAAGCTTTAAACTTTTTAACTCCTTAGTAGTTCCGGCCAAATGCTCTAATTCATGTGCCTTATGAATTGCAGTTCCTCTTATACACGATGTTTCTCGTTTTTCTTCCCACTCTTTTAATAGTGCCTCTTTATTTTCTATAAAATCATCCTCATCAATATCTAAAAGAATTTTTGCTTCTTTTATTGCATTGATTGATTTTGATAAAGTTAAATTAGATTTTACTTTCTTGAATTCTTCCTCTCCAACCATCTTTTCTATTGTCTTATAGCTG